CTGCCAACACGGTGGAGTGGAGCGAGGAGCAGGCCCTGTTGTGGGGCGGCATTTCGTTTACCGCGCGGGAGGCTTTGTAACATGGCGCGCGATCTCACCAGCGGCATGGCCACCGAGCTGGTGGCGCCGGTGTTGCGCCCGGTGCTGTTTTACGAGGGCGTGTTTACCGGCGGCACGCTGCGCCTGTGGAGCGGCATCGGCCCGATCACCTGGAACAGTCAAACGTGGACGGGCGCGGGCAACCTGATCGGGTTGGGCGATATTGTCGAGACTACGGACAACCGCGCCGAGGGCTTCACGGTCAGCCTGTCCGGTGTGCCCACCAGCCTGATTGCCATAGCGCTGGCGCAAACGCGCACCTCGCAGGCCGGGCAAGTGTGGCTGGGCTGCGTGGATGCGGCAGGCGCGCTGGTTGCAGACCCTTACCTCGCGCGCGCGGGGCGGCTGGATGTGCCGAGCATCGACGATGCAGGCGAGACCTGCACCATCGCCATCACCTACGAAAACCGGTATATCGATTTGCGCCGCGCGCGCACGCGGCGCTGGACGCAGGAAGATCAGCACATCGACTACCCGGCGGACAACTTTTTCGAGTTCGTGCCCACGCTGGTGGATCAGAGCTTGATATGGTGAGCTGGCCGGCGCGCACAGAGGGCTGGGAGCGGCGCTTGAACGCCGCGCTGGCCGATGCGATCACGCGCCCCTATGTGCTCGGCGAGCACGATTGCTTTCGCCTGGCGTGCCGCGTGGTCGAGGCGTTGACGGGCGTCGACCGCTGGCCGGTCTTTGCCGGTTACCGCACCGAGCGCGAGGCGCTGGCAAAGATCGCCGCGCGGGGCAACAACTTCGAGGCGGCGGGCGATTGGTTTTTCGGGGCTGAAAACCGCGTCACGCCGCTGCGTGCACGGCGGGGTGACATCGTGGCGATCTGCACGCCGGATGATGGCAAAAAACACCTCGGCGTGTGCCGTGGCGCTGATGTGGTGATGCTGGCGCATGACGGCCTGATTGCGCGCGCGTTGTCGCGCGAGTTGGTGGACGGCGGGTTTTACTTGTGCGCGTGGAGGGTGGGCTAATGCCGTCCACCGTGATCATCACCATTGCGGGCTACGCAATCACCGCGGGCATGGTCGCCACCTGGGTGATTGGGTCGATTGTGTCGATGCTGATCAGCGCGGCGTTCACGCGCAAGCCCGACGCCAGCAGCAACTACAGCAGCGCACTCAACGATCAGGCGCGCACGCTTTCCGGCGTGGAGTCCGCCGCCGAATGGGAAGTGGTCTACGGCCAAGTGCGCAAGGGCGGCAAGTACGTTTTCCGCGCGGTGAGCGATGCCAACGTGTCGCAGCTGGTGGAGGAGTATGTGGTGCCCACCACCGCGCCTTACACCGTTTACCTGGAGCGCGGCGCGGATACGATCAGCATCACGCAGGTGCACAAGGTCACGCCGCCCGCCGACCCGGATTCGAGCGAAACCTATACCTCGATCACATCGACCGGCGGCACGCCGGGTGAAACGGAATTCAGCCACAGCAGCGGCGTGCTCACCTTCAACGCCGCGCAGGCCGGTAAAAACATGCGCGTGATTTACACCGCGGCGGGCACGGCGGCAAGCGGGGGCAGTTACCTGCACCTGGTGCTGGTGCTGGCCGCGCACCAGTGCGAGGCCATTGACACCATCTATTTCAACGATGAAGAGGTCACGCTCGACGGCAGCGGCTACGCCACCGGCAAATACGCCGGGCATGTGTACGTGGAGAAATACCTCGGCACCACCACACAAACCGCCAGCGCGGCGCTGATTGCGGAAGTGCCCGATCAATGGACCAGCGCACACCGCGGGCGCGGGCATTGCTACATCTATGTGCGTTTGCTTCGCAACCCGAATCTGTTTCCATCGGGTGTGCCGAACATCAGCGCGCTGATGCGCGGGCGCAATGAAATTTACGACCCGCGCGACGCCAGCACGGGGTACAGCACCAACGCCGCGCTGTGCATTGCCGATTATCTGACGCATGAGGTGTGGGGCCTGGGCGCGGTGTATGCCGACGAGATCAATGAAACGCAGTTGATTGCCGCCGCGAATGTGTGTGACGAAAACGTCACCCTCGCCGCCGGTGGCACGGAAGACCGCTACACGCTCAACGGCGTGATCAACACCGCGCAAACACCCGAGGACATCATCGGCAAGATGCTGACCGCCTGCGCGGGCCGCGTGGTGTATGTGGGCGGGGAATGGTTTATTCACCCGGCCTCGTATGTGGCGCCCACGCTCAGTTTTGACGAGGGTGATTTACGCGGCCCCATCAAGGTGACATCGCTGCTGTCGGCGCGCGACAAGTTCAACGCGGTCAAGGGCGTGTATGTGTCGCCGGATAACAATTGGCAACCGAGCGATTTCCCGCCCGTCACCAGCAGCACCTATGAGACCGAGGATGGCGGCGAGCGCGTATGGCGTGAGCTGGACATGCCCTTTACCATCAGCGCAGCCACCGCGCAGCGCATCGCCAAAATCGAGCTGCTGCGCGTGCGCCAGCAGATCACCAGCGTGATGCCGTTCAACATGGCGGCCTACCGCGCGCAACCGCCGAATGTGGTGCAGATCAACAATACGCGCTTCGGGTGGTCGAGCAAGGAATTCGAGGTCACCGAATCAAAAATCCAGTTCGGCGAGGAGATGGGCGTAGACCTCAGCTTGCGTGAAACCAGCGAGGATATCTATGACTGGAGCACCAGCGAAGAAACCGCGATAGACAGCGCGCCCAACACCACGCTGGGCAATCCGTTCTACATCGCCGCGCCCGGCGCCCCATCGGCCACGGAAACGATCTACCAATCGTTTGGCAGCGGCGTGCGTGCCAAGGCCGTGGTCACATGGACGGGCAGCACGGACGCGCAAGCCGTGCGTTACGAGCTGCAATGGCAGGTGCGCGGCCAAACCGCATGGAATTCACAAGCGGGAATCACGGGCTTAAGCGCCGAGATACCCGAGATTACCAATGCGGAGTATCTGATCCGCGTGCGTGCGTACAACAACCTCGGCGTGCAGGGCGCGTGGGCGCAATCACAGGTGACGTTCACGGGGCTTTCCGCGCCGCCCGCCGCGGTGACGTGGTTTGTGATCGACGGCGACACGCTGGCCTGGCAGGCGCCGAATGATCTGGATGTCAGCGGTTACCGGCTGCGCTTTCACTATGGCCTGAATACGAGCTGGGGCGATGCCAACTCGCTGCACGGCGGGTTGATCACCGAATCGCCGTTTCAACTGGTGCCGCGCCCGGCGGGGCAAGTTACCCTCATGATCAAGCCGGTGGACGCGCTGGGCAACGAAAGCGTGACGGCGGCGTACATCGTCACCGATCTGGGCGATGCCGATGTCGCCAACGTGGTGGAAACCATAGACCTCGCCGCGCTGTCGTGGCCGGGCACGCTGACCGATGGCACGGAAACCGGCGGCGAGCTGCTGGCCGATGACGCCAGCGGCCTGGCGTGGGACGCCAACGAAAACACGGCGGGCTGGACGTACGACAGCGCGGCGGGCTGGGACGCGGATGTGTATCACCAGATGACGTACCTCGCGGAGGTGTGGCCCACCGAAGCGGGCGCGGGCTCAGTGATGACGCTGGCGCATGACATCACCGCCACCGCCTACAGCATCGAATACCGCAGGCAGGCGCCCGCGAGCGCGTGGACGCTGGATAGCGAAGCGGGATGGACCACGGACGCAGACCCCGGATGGAGCACGCCGGAATCCTGGCAACCGTGGCCGGGCAGCGTGGTGGTGTTGAACGAGCCGTACGACGTGCGCGTGATCACCGCGCAAAGCGGCACGCAAGGCACGATCACCGATCTGGTGTTCACCATCGACATGCCGGACATCACCGAGCATTTCGAGGATGTGGTGATCGCATCCGGCGGCACGCGCCTGCCGATCACGCAAACGTACCGCGCGATCAAGGCGGTGAGCGTGACGGTACAAAGCGACGGCAACAACGGCATCGGCGAGCGCGTGATCGACAAGAGCGCCGCGCTGGGGCCGCAAATCAAGGTTTATGACGCGGCGGGTACCGCCGTGACGGGTTTAATTGACGCAACCATAAGGGGGTACTAACCATGGCAACATTACCAGCAATCGCAGACTACACCGGCTCCGGCGTGACGCAGGGCGGAAAGAAAACGTTTATGACATCGGTGCGGGCGTTTCTTGCGGCGGCGCTCGGAACGGATAGCGCAATCATCAGCATGCCCGGCACGCTGGAGGTGGCCACCTCGGTCGCCGTGCAGGCCACCGGGCAAAGTGTGTACCCGATGTTCATCAACGACACGCACGCATCTTTCGATAACAGTTTGCTGCAAGTGCGGGCGACCCGCAATACCACCAACGGCTCGTTCAACGCCATCAGCTACTACAACAGCACCGCGGCAGCGTTCAAGTTTTTGGTTTTGGATTCCGGCAACGTGCAAAACACGAATAATAGTTACGGTGCGATTTCGGACCCGGATAAGAAACGCGATGTGGAGGCGGCTAAATCCCAGTGGGACGACATCAAAGCGCTGGGCGAGCGCGTGGTCAAGTACCGCATGAAATCCGATCCCGATGGTCCGTTACAGATCGGGCTTCTGTCGCGTGCGGCATATGGTTTCGCGGGGGTCAAAGAAATTTGTCCGGGGCTGGTCTTTCAATCGGAGGACCGGGAAGAGGTGGTGACCGGCATCGGCGGTGATGGCCGTGATATTACTGAATTGAAAAAAACCGGCACCGTCACCGAAGGGCTTAACTACTCCGTGATCAATGTCAAAATGCTCAAGGCATTGAGCGAGGCGCAATCCCGCATCGAGGCGCTCGAAGCCAAAGTCGCGGCGCTTGGTGTCTGATGCGATGATTGATGATCTTGCCGCCGCCCTCGGCATCAAGAGCAAGGGCGTGGTGCTGTGGGGGCTGATCGGCGCGCTGCTGTCGATGTACTTCGCCCAGCCTGGCATGCACTGGCTTACCCGCGCGGTGTACTGCGCGGGCGGTGCCGCGTGCGCTTATGCGGGCGCGCCTGCGCTGGCGGAGTACTTCACGCTATCGGAGGCGGCCACCGGCGCGGTGGGGTTTGTGCTGGGCGTGTTCGGCATGAGCCTTCTCGCGGCACTGCAAACGGTGCTGCGTGAGAGCAAGTTCGCGGAGCAGTTGGCCACCTGGTTAAAGCGTCCGGGGGCGTGAACATCATGAAGGAATTCATTGTGTTCACGTCGCTGGGCATGCTGGTGGGTATTGCTTTGTTCCTGTGCCTGTGGTGCAAATATAACGATGGCATCGTCGGTAAGATTTCGCTCGGCGCCATTGCGCTGGGCGGCGCGATCATCATTATCGAGGCCGCCACCGGCATGCGTACCTACGAGATGCACGGCGAATACATGCTGCTGCTGGGTGGGTTGGCGGTGTTCTGGCTGCGGCACGTCGCGCGGCGCGTCAACCGTTTTCGCAAACACATTCCCGCGCGGCGGGTGGAGGATCGGACTTGATCGAAATCACCATTGCGGGGCTGCGGCAAATCATGCCGCAGATTGGCGACAAGGCGCAGGTGTTCGCGGCGCCGCTGAATGCGGCGATGGCGGAATTTGAAATCAACACGCCCGAGCGCGCGGCGGCGTTTCTGGCGCATCTCGCGCACGAGTCCGGGCAGTTTCGCTACATGCAGGAGCTGGCTGATGGCAGCGCCTACGATCACCGGCGCGACCTGGGCAACACGGACCCCGCCGCGGTGGCGGTGGCCGCGCGCAACGGCACCACGCCGGGGCGCTGGTTTCGCGGGCATGGGCCGATCCAGATCACCGGGTACGCCAATCACAAGCGCTGCGGCGAGGCGCTGGGCGTTGATTTGGTGGAGCACCCGCGCGCACTGACCGAGCCCGAGCTGGGTTGCCGGTCGGCGGCGTGGTTTTGGGCGACCCATGGTTGTAACGAGATGGCGGACGCGGGCGATTTTCTGGCCATCACCCGGCGCATCAATGGGGGCACCAATGGCCTGGCGGATCGTGAGCGGTATTGGGAGCGCGCCAAGTTGGCGCTGTACCTGTGAAATGCGATAACTGCAAACACGCGCAGCCGGTGGAGCACATGGGCGAGTGCGTGGGCTACTACGCCTGCGCGTTGCAGGTGATGTGGCGGTTTCGCGCGGTGTGCAATATCGGCCGGCATGAGCCGGTGCGCGCTTGATGCGGCATCAGCGAGGCATCGCCGTCGCGACGATACTCTATGCGCTGCTGGCGCTGGCCGTGCTGGGCGCGGGCTGGGGCGTGGTGTCTACTTATTCTGGCGCGATTGAGCGCGCCAAAACGGCCGAAGCCGAGGCCGCCAAGCTGAGGGCGGATAAAGACACCCTCCAGCGCGCCCACGATGACCAGCTCACCGAAAACCATCAACTGCGCGAGCGGCAGGCGCGCACCGATCAACTGCTGGCCGAGCGCCAAGGCGAGCGGGCGGCAGCGCAATCCACCGAAAAGAGGGTTACCGATGCGATACAAACCGCACTGCGTGCGCGCCCCGAAACACGGGCGTGGGCTGATACTCCTGTGCCTGCTGACGTGCTTGCAAGCCTGCGCAACACCACCGGCGCCATCAGTGGTGCGGGTGGACAAGACCAGCCGCGAGCTGCCGCCGCGCAGCCTGCTGGTGGTGGACGTTATCCCGGACTGGCCCGCGAGCCTGACTAACGCCGAACTGCTGGGCCTGGCGCGCACCTGGCGCGAACTGGCGGCGCAGTGCAACGCCGACAAGGGCGGCATCCTGCGCTGGGGCGCGGATGGCGAAAAACGCGATTAGACGCGCTGTGGCTAAATGCAGCTAATCAACGGCGACTGCCTCGACGTAATGCGCGATATGCCTGCAAATAGCGTGGACGCCATCGTAACCGACCCGCCTTATTACAAGGTCAAAGGCGAGGAATGGGATCACCAGTGGGACACCCCTGCCGCGTTTCTTGGTTGGGTGGGTGATTTGCTAATCGAGTTCCAGCGCATTTTGAAGCCTAATAGAAGGTGACCGCCGCTGGATGAAAATGGCGACGGTTGACACCACCTGGCTCGTACTTCACATCTATGACTGTGAAGTCCAGATTCGCTGTGCCGTCCACTCCGCGTACTATGAGATCCGTAGGTGTTACCCCAGATTTTTGTGGGATGTCTTTCGGATCTTGTGCGTGAGCTACAGACGCAGCTAGAGCCGCCCCGAATAAGATGAGTTTAGTTAGTCAGTTCATTTTCAATCTCCATTTCGATGAGTGCCGCATAACTTTGTTTTCGGGCGACTGCCCAGCTGCGTAACATCGTTACTGCTCCATAATATCACACATCGACCCACGGCGTAACGCGCTTGCTGCTTGGATGCCCGAGGCATAGACTGTACAAAACAACAGTCATAACAAGCCATGAAAACCAGCACTGCACCGTTACCACCGCTGCGTTCGGTCAAGGTTCTGGACCAACTGCGCGAGCGCATACGCTACTTGCATTACAGCTTACGAACCGAACAGGCGTATGTCCACTGGGTTCGTGCCTTCATCCGTTTCCACGGAGTGCGTCACCCGGCAACCTTGGGCAGCAGCGAAGTCGAGGCATTTCTGTCCTGGCTGGCAAACGAGCGTAAGGTTTCGGCATCCACGCATCGGCAGGCATTGGCGGCCTTGCTGTTCTTCTACGGCAAGGTGCTGTGTGTGGATCTGCCTTGGCTTCAGGAGATCGGAAGACCTCGGCCGTCGCGGCGCTTGCCGGTGGTGCTGACCCCGGATGAAGTGGTTCGCATCCTCGGTTTTCTGGAAGGCGAGCATCGTTTGTTCGCCCAGCTTCTGTATGGAACGGGCATGCGGATCAGTGAGGGTTTGCAACTGCGGGTCAAGGATCTGGATTTCGATCACGGCACGATCATCGTGCGGGAGGGCAAGGGCTCCAAGGATCGGGCCTTGATGTTACCCGAGAGCTTGGCACCCAGCCTGCGCGAGCAGCTGTCGCGTGCACGGGCATGGTGGCTGAAGGACCAGGCCGAGGGCCGCAGCGGCGTTGCGCTTCCCGACGCCCTTGAGCGGAAGTATCCGCGCGCCGGGCATTCCTGGCCGTGGTTCTGGGTTTTTGCGCAGCACACGCATTCGACCGATCCACGGAGCGGTGTCGTGCGTCGCCATCACATGTATGACCAGACCTTTCAGCGCGCCTTCAAACGTGCCGTAGAACAAGCAGGCATCACGAAGCCCGCCACACCGCACACCCTCCGCCACTCGTTCGCGACGGCCTTGCTCCGCAGCGGTTACGACATTCGAACCGTGCAGGATCTGCTCGGCCATTCCGACGTCTCTACGACGATGATTTACACGCATGTGCTGAAAGTTGGCGGTGCCGGAGTGCGCTCACCGCTTGATGCGCTGCCGCCCCTCACTAGTGAGAGGTAGGGCAGCGCAAGTCAATCCTGGCGGATTCACTACCCCTGCGCGAAGGCCATCGGTGCCGCATCGAACGGCCGGTTGCGGAAAGTCCTCCCTGCGTCCGCTGATGGCCGATCTCTGCCTTGCTGCAACTATGCAATTACGCTACCACAACGCACAATTACCGTTCAATCATGGAATACGAACACTTTCAAAAGAACACGGTGTCCACCCAATAATCCGGAGTCTACAGGTTCAAACCTGTCAGAGTCATCCCACTCCGTCCACCGTTTAATCCGGATGCCCGATTTTATGAATTTGGCAGCTTCTTCGACCGCTTCGGCTTCGGCTGTTGCTTGCAATACCTTCCTGACCCGCTTGTCTCCAACGCGTGTATCAAGCGCCCATTTCCCGCGTGCTAAAGTAACTTTCATGATGGCTTTTAGCTCATATTTAGCTCATGTAAAATCAGAATAACTATAAGTATTTGATTTTAAAGTGTATTATTCGTGTTCAATTCGCCCTTTCACGGCGGTAACCGGGGTTCGAATCCCCGTGGGGACGCCAGCTTTAAAATCAAGCACTTACGCTCACAAATCGCCCCTCACGGGGCGTTTTTGTTTGTGGCTTTTTGTCCGTATTTGTGCATGGTTGTGCATGGTTTTAGCTCAGATTTAGCTCACAGATTCAGCCCGCGCGCGTGCGCGGCGTTGGTGGTGTCTCTCAGGTACGCGTATCGCTCGGTCACGGCTATGGTGCTGTGCCCGGCGAATATCTGCACGGTGCGGATGGGCACTTGCGTATCGCGCACCAGGTGGCTGATGTAGGTGTGGCGCAGGGTGTGCATGCTGCCGCTGATGCCTGCGCGGGCGGCGTCTCTGAGGTACGCGCGGCTTAGTAGTGATGGGGTGGTGCGCGGCAGGATGTATTCGCCGTCCACCGCGCGCTTGAGTTTGTCGATGGCTTCGGCGGCGCCGTCTGATGTTGGGATCTCGCGCCATTCGCCGCTTTTGGTGCGCTCGCCTTCGGTGCTGATGATTTTGATGCCGTCTTTGCCGATCCACTTTTTGCGCAGGTGCAGGCCCTCGCCGCGGCGCATGCCGGTGTTGACGTAGAGTTTCCAGATCGCGGCGTGGAGCGCCACGGGCTGCGGGCCCTTACCGTTGTTGACCTCTGCGTTGCACGCGGCGTAGAGGCGCGCGAGGTCTGCGGCTTCGTAAAATTGGTGGGGCTTGGCGTCGAGGATTTTTGGCGCGCTGACCATGCTGATGGGGTTATCGGTGATGATCTTGTTACGCACGGCGTGGTTGATGATGGCCATGAGTGTGCGCAGCTCTTTGGTGATGGTGTGGGCCTTGGCGTGGGCGCGGCGGCGGTCTTGTTTGTATTGCTCGATGATGGCGGGCTCGATGCTGTCCAGGGCGATGTGTTCGAGTACTGGCATCAGGTGCTGGGCGATGATTTGCTGCACACGGTAGGTGCTGGCGGGATACTCGCTCTGGTGCCACAGTTGGTATTCGCGAACATAGTCGGCGAAGGTGGGGGCGCGGCTGGTGGTGAGGTTTAGGAGGCGCGCGCCGGTGCTTAGCTCTAGCTGCTTGGCGCGGAGGATGTCGCGGGCGCGGCGCTCGCTGATGATGCTGATGTCGCCGAGGGTGATGCGGTGCGGGCCTTGCGCGTCCGACCATTGGAGTATCCACCAGCGCGGCTTGCCGGTGTGATCAGCGCGGCGTTGTAGTGTTGCCATGTTTGATCCATCGCTTTGAGGATATCCGCTTTACGATAGCATTTTTTGCCCATCCAGGTGATTGCATGGATACCGTGATCGCGCGCGTGCTTTAAAAACTGCGAGCGGCTGACGCACGCGCAAAACAGCGCCTCGTGTTCGGTGAGGTAGTCTTTACCCAGCAGGCTGATCACTCGCATCTCGCGCGCGATGGCTTTGGCTATCGCGGCGGCCAGGTGGTTTAGGTCTTGGGTGGGGGGCATGGGTTGGGTAATTCTTCGCACGCAAACAGGTCAACAACGCGCCACATTGCTGTGGGCGATTTATTGTTAAGTGCAGCCACGTGGTTGTGGCAAAGCTCGAACGGTTCTCGGTCCCAGCAATCAAGGTTGTTGTCGGCGTCAACCACGCCCTTTGCGCGAAGCGGCGTAAAGCGGGCCAGCTGCTTGCGCAGCACGTCCCGTTCGCGCTCGGCGGCTTTCACGCGGCAGATACGGCAACCGTGTTATCTTTCATGCCGTGGATTATCGTGCCTGGGCCGACTGACAATTCAAAATCATCGCGTTGGGCCGCAGCGACAGCGGAAGCTCGGTCACTTTCGCCTTTTTCATCGCCCGATAGTTTTATAGGGGCCACTTCAGGCTGTGCTGCGGGTTCTATGTCGTGAGTCATGTCAAATATCCGACGGCGATTTATCTCCTCCTGAATGCGCTCCTCGCGCGTCATGTGGCGATGTTTCTTTAGTTCATCGGCGTTGTATCTGTAGTGCCTCTTCGCGCTTTCGATTACCGTTTCCCACGATACGCCGGGGTTGAACACGACATAGCCAACTTGAGCGTGCGTATCGAGTAGCGGGGCCGCAGCAACAGCAGGAGCCGGGGTCGAACCGGCCCACGCCTCCAGCGCCGCGCGCAGGCACTCCATGCGCTCTTGCAGCATGCCGTCACGCTGTTTGAGCGCTGATGTGTCCCACGCTTCGAGCGCTCTGCGCGCGTCGTCCAGCAGCCTGGTGCTTGCCTGCGCGGCATCTTTAAGCGCCACCACAGGCTCCCACCCGTGTTCCGGCGCGGCGCCGCTGGTTGGACAGCTGAATTCTCCCATCCAGCCATCGTCGCGGAAGTATCCGACTATACGCACGTCACGCCCCCATGATGACGGCTTTGCCCGTCTGTTCTTCGATGGCGAAGATGATGTCGCTGAGCGCTTTTTCGAGCACCTTCTCGGGGCGGATGAGTTCGTACCATAGAGACAGTTCGCTTGTGCCCGTTTTCAGGCGGTAGCGGAATCGCGCGTCGATTGTGTAGGCCGTCGCGCTGAGGCCCGCGTGCACGGGTATGCAAATTTTGAATTGATCGGGGATAGTTTGTTCGCCCGCTGAGCTTACGGCGTTGACATCGTTGGTGTAATGCAGGCGGATGTTGCCGTCCTGCATTCGCATGGCTTTGCCGTAGCTGGCGTTTTGCGTCACGCTGAAATTGGCGGCGATTTCGAGCATGCGTGCGCCCTCGGGTTGCACGAAATCAAAGATGTTGTTTTCGATGAATTCGGCCAGCGCTTGCGTGCCCTGGAAGGGGCGCTTGTTGGCGCCGATCCACGTTTGCCACTCGGGCGAGTGCGTGAATTCCAGCAGCACGCGGTGATTAGTGTACGCGGGGGTGTCTTTGGTGTGCTCATCGATGATGCCGGTGATGCGCTCTTTATTGGCGTATATGCGGCTGCCTTCGTTGGCGTAGGTTTCCCAGTATTCGAGCAGGCTGGGTAGCTCGCCGACCTTCATGCTGCGCTCGATGCGCTGCGGCGGCAGGGTGTGCTTTGTGGGGTCGAGATATTCGATGATCTCGGTGCCATCTGGATCACGCAGCACCACAAACGGCAGGCCGTCTTTAAGCGGGTTGGCGATGAGTTTGGGCGCGAGGTCGCGGCCCGCCTTGAGCGCGGTGTCGATGATGTTGGGCTCGGCGGCGGTGGGTTTGGTGGTGTGGTTATCCATTGGCAATTTCTCCGGTTGCGGTGTTGACAAGGCCAAGGCCGGGAATCTGCGCCTGGCGGTTGTTGGGGGTGCGCGTGGGGTCGCCGTTGTCGTCCACAAAAAACAGGGTGACGCGCAAATCTTCGCGCGGCAGTTTGGTTTTGACTTCGGCTGCCATGGTGATGGGCTGGTCGATCAGGTTGGCGCCCTTTTTG